GTGGTAAAACCAAATGCATCACTTTGGCTTTTCATTGGATTTTTCCATGTATTACCCAAATGTTTAAGTATAAGTTCATTTGCTTCTTGTTCAAAACTTTTTAATACATCTGTTGCATTTGCGATTCTTTCTTTATTACCGCTTTTCTCCGCATCAAGAAATCGTTTATGTGATTCTTCATATTTTTGATATGTTTTAAACAATTCTAAAGCTTCTTCATTAGTCAAAGCAAGTTTTGCTTCTTGACCAAAAGAACCTATTAATGGAACATCATATATGATTTTTTGTCCAGTTTTGAGTTTGTAAAACGTTTCATTATCGTATTCTGTATCATTTTCAGTTTTATCTTTAAATGCAGACATTTGAGACTGTGGTCTGCCAGTACCAATATATTGACCTATAACTTTGCCAGTATCAGGATCTATATCATTTTTCAAATCACCTGGTAGTTGATTTTTATACTTAGAAAAATCTAATCCTTTTGCAAAATCTGTATCTTTACCAAATATCAATGTACCAATAACACCTGCAGCAAGAAGTTTAATTGGATTTCTAAAAACACCCCATAAAAGATTTGCTAGAGTAGGCAAAAGAGATATTAATATATTAGAAAAAAGTTTTATTGGCATTTTAAACATATCTCCAATCAAAGATAATGTTTTAACTAATCCACCAATTGTTAATATTGTAAGTAAACCCTCTCCAATAACCTTAAAGAATGAAAATACTTTCTTAAAAACACCAAATACACTAGAGAATATTTTAACTAATATACCATCTTTCTCATCTGTTTCTTCCTTTGGTTTTTCTACCTTTTCTGGTACTTTTTTATTTTTTACACCCAAGGCATCTAAAACTTTTTCGTGACGTTTTTTATCTTCTAATATATTTTCTTCTTCAAAGTTTTGTTCTTTTTCATATCTTCTGGTATTATCTTCATCAATCTTACGCATCAGATTATACATTTTGGCCAAAATATCGGCTGTACTATCATTAACTTTAACTACACTTTTTGAACCAGCAGGCACTCTACTTCTATCGGCACCATAAATGGAACGTTTTCTTTTATAACCACCAAAGTATTGAATATCTCTTTCGGAATAACCCATAGCACGACCAGCTACAGTTCTTATAGACCTTCCAATACCACCAGAACCAGTCAACATTCTAATAATATTAAGAGGAGTAAATTTCTCCTTAATGCCCATAAAACGAGCTTTAGTTTTGTCGGATAGAGCCTCACCGAAAGTCCTGTCCTGTTCGAACATTAATTCTGATATACTTTTACTTCTTATTAACGAGGAACGTGTATAATCCATTTTTTTAACTCAGCTGTTGTATTTTACTAAACAATATTGAAGTGTCGTTTGATTCAGCCACTTCAGTGACAATTTTTTCTTTTTCTATAATAATTATATTACTACTGATAAGTTGTTTCATTCGATCCATCATAGATGATTTTTTATCAGGAACAAGATTTTTTGATTCGGGTTTCAGTAATTTTTTTTGTTCTTGTTCTTTCAATAAATCAGACATTGACCTCATTTCCGATTTACGATTTTGTTCTTCTATACTCTGTGCAACTAATTTATTAAAATCTTGTTGATTTCTAGGTTTAATGTTAGCATTAATCGTTGGTTCTTTTTTTACAGTTTTTGTTAATGGTGAAACTGGTGTTGATAACTTTGTAACACCTGACGTTGGGCTCTGTTGTTGAACTGGTGGAACAGTTGTTGGTGTATTAGCCATATTGGTAGATTTATTACCACCAAAAGCACCTAACAAATCTTGTGCAATACCCATACGTTTCTTTGTATGAAGGCCTTTACTTTGTTCATAATCTTTATCAATTATAACAGCTGCTTCACCAGCAGTTTTAGCTTGATTTACAGCTATGCCTGCTTTTTTGTGTGTATTTTTAAGTTCGTAGTCAACTTGACCTAATTGTTCTAAACGTGATGCATCAAATACATCTTTGCCAACTATCTTTTTAAAGTTCTTTTGTCTTGCTTCTTGCCATTGAGCAATACCTCTAGCTTTACCATTGTCACCAAGAGCTTTAGTATCCAAATGTGCACCAGATTCAGCTTGTAAACTTGCTACAATACCTGCTGCAGCTTCTTTAGTATAACCTTTTCCAATAAAAAAATCAAAAGCTTCTTTTGCTTCTTTGGTAGCCCAAGGACTTTTGCCTGACATACCTTGGGTACGCATTGGACTTGTATCCATAGAACTAGGTGTGGTTTGTGTAACTGGTGGAGTACCAGGAAGAGAAGATGTTGATTCTTCTTTCTTGGTTGTTTTTAATACATCAGCAACATCTGCCACTTTACCAGTTTCAGCCATCTTGGCAAATGCTTTTTCTATAAGTACAAGACCACCAATAGCAAGGCCAGCTTTAAGTAAAGAACCAAAACCAAAACCTTTACCCTTTTTCGTTTCTTTTGTTTTTTCTTTTTTACCAGTTAGAGCGGCAATTAATTGTTTATTTTTTAAATCTTCAAAATCATCAATTTCTTTTTTATGTTTCTTTTCTTTCTTCATTCTATCCAAATCTTTTTTATAATTTTTGGACATGAAGTTATACATGGTTGCCAAAACGTCAGATTCACTTTCACCAACTTTTAATCTTTCAACTTTTCCTTGTGGAACAGTAGTATACTTTGCATCTTTTTTATTACCACCTCGTACAGACTCTTTACTATTGTCATCATCATATTTTTTACGTGGTTTTCCACCAAACATTTCACCAATCTTACTGGATTGAAATTTGTTTAGTAATCCTTCACCATATTGTTGAAGACCTGTACTTGGTGTGTTCATCGTTTACTTGCTGCTTTTTGTTGTTTTATTTTTTCATTTTCTTCTTCAATATATTGCACTAACAAATTAATATAAATGTCTCTTTCCCACGGTATCATATTTTCCAATTCAGTTAAGGAATACTTATGATGTTGCATTAGTGAGAAATTAGTCCTGTAATAGTTTTTCAAATTATCATAACAAAATATTACCCGAAAAAATTTTCGAGTCCCTACAAATTCATAGTGTGGTCAAATCCACACTTATAAAACTTCATATCAACTTTTTTGTTGATTTTTGGTAGGTTTTCAAAGAAAGATTCTAGTTTAGAAAATTGGTCTTGACTCAATGATTCCAAAAACTGCATCATTTCTTCTCTAGGTGTTTCGTGACCATAATAGAATTGTTCGCCATCATAGATACTTTCAATAGAATCAATCATAATATCAAAAGCAACTTCAACAGCCGATTCTTTTTTAGATAACTTCTCAATGATTGAGAACTTAGGATACTTCATTTTCAATACAATTTTATCAGTTATCTGAATATCATTAGTCATAGAAGGATTAACATCAACTTGAATATCCAACAAATTAATTTTAACTTCCATTCTGTTACCACATTGTTTTTCATCTACAACATTGGTACAGACATATTTGTTTTCAACAAACTCACCTACAGACCTTGCACGTAGGTTGATAAAATAGTATTCTATATCTGTAACAGGTAAATCTTCAATGTTTACATCTTCAGTTAAAGTACAATTTGTCAGAACTTGTTTAATGTTCCTCTCAATTGTTTCTTTGTTGTCATCTTCCATTGCCATCATAAGATTTTTTTGTTCTTTGACCAAGAATGGTCTAAACTTTATAGTCTTTTTAGATAATGGTAAAATCAATTCATACGTTGGTGTATCAATTTTTGGTAAAGCCATAATAACTCCTTCTAATAATTAAAAATTACTGAATAACGAATTGTTTTTCCAGTAAGTATAGGCAAATGTAACAGACATTTTATGTACTGCATCCGAACTACTCCAATCTAAATCCATTTGACTTATGGATATAGGAAATGCATCAAACAAATCAACAGAATATGTTTTTTGATTGGATACATTATATTGATTAATAGTCAATGTTGTTGCATATTCATCTTTATATAGATGATTATTTGTAGAACTTGTATTGATGTAACCAAACCAAGCATCAAATAAATATTTTTGTTTCATATCATCATCTACATAGAAAGATAAATCAATATCATTATAAGTGGTAAGATATGGAAACTTTTCAATTGGACCATATGTTTTTTGTTCTAATGTAGCAATTGTTTTACCAGGTAATTCTGCATTTTCGCATCGATAAGTTAAATTTCTACTATCAACTATTGGAGAACCAATTAAAATAAATGGTACAGGAATGATAACATCAAACTTGTTTGGTCTTGCTAAGTCTGTTCTAAAACTGGATTTAAAGGCACTAATTGATCCGGCCATTATGAGTTCCTTATTTCGTTTACTGAATCTTGCCATACCTCTTGTGGTTTGGCTTTCTTAAATTGGTGTATCGGCAAGAATGTGGCAATGTCCCACTCATTATGTTCTATGGAAAGAATCCTGGACTTCACATGGCTGTAAAGGTACTGTTTGATACATGGCCTGAATTCTTTCAGTTTGGATGACGCATCCAACATCGGATACGTGATTCGGAGTCTCTTAATCTCATCTTCATCATTGTAAATAGCAAATGGTAACAATTTTTGAAGAAAAATTATTCTATATCTAAGTGGTAAATAATGTAAGTTTAAACCCATAAAACCATCAGGTGTTCTTTTAAGTGGTATAACCAGAGGAAATCTGTCATAATATGGTAATTCTGCCTTACCTTTAGGATCATACACAAAAAAGTATAAACCACCCATTAAAAACTTTTGACGGTCGTTTGGCCTTACATAACGATGGGTTTCTTTGCTCATAACAGCAGACGCCGCTGTTGGGTTTCTCAGAGTACCTATCTTTTTCATAAGCCACTTGTAAGATTCTCGACTATTTGTTTGATAGGCGAGCTCGGCTTTTTGTTCAGATAATGTAGTAAGTATTGATGGTTTTATAGTCATGGACTATTTAGTTAGAGACCTAGGTGGTCTTCTGTCATTAACATAAACTGCCAGCCACGGTCAAGGCAATATTCAGTAGCAGCCTTCCATTTAGCCTGATTGACACCCCATGGAACTACCTCATTGATGTATTGTTTGGTCACACGTTTCTTTTTTTCTGGTTATTGTGTTTGCTTCTTTGGTTTAACCTCAATCATCATTGTTTTGGTTGAACCATCTTTTCCACGGGATTTAACAACAAAATCTGGAAAGTA